CTGGTTCTCCTGGTCGAATTGCTCTTGGGCCTGCAGCGATTGAACGATGAACTTCTCACGCGCACTCATTTCGCGTGGGAGCTTCACCGCGTCGGCAAACTTCTGGAAAGATTGTGACATCAAGACAGCCTTTACGGTAGCCTTGGACGGTTGGTTTCCTGTGGAAACTGTCTCGACAGCCAAGCGCTGGAACTCAGGCGACGAGATCAGCTCATCGGCTGCTTTCAGTGCGCCAGGCTTTGTTTTTGTCAGCGCAGCGGCCAAGCCAGATGCAATGCCAGCACCAGGCAGGCCGACGGCAGTGGTGGCTGCCTCAATGGGCAGGCCGACTGCAGCACGCTTGGCCACGCCGTAGATGTTGGTCAGCAGGTTGTCAGCGCCCTGCAGCTCCTGCTGGACGGCCTGGATGCGGCCGGTGGTGATGCGCTCACGGGTGGCCTTGCTGACGTTGCTGGCCACACGGTACAGGTCGGACAGCTGCTTACGTGCAGGCTGCGGCAGGTTGGCCATCAGCGCGGCATAGGCCTGCTTGTTGGCCAGCAGACCTTCGTACCACTTGGCATAAGTGTTGAAGTTCAGAGCGCCATTCTGGGTGGCTTTGCCGAAGGCGGTGTTCAGAGCCGAAGCCGTGACCATCTGACGCATGTCCTTTGGGATGGCGGTCAGAATCTTGGCCAGCTTGTCGGCATCGCCCTTGGTCAGGGACATGGTGGCCGATTCCAGCTTGCCAACCAGGCTCTGGTCGAGCTGGCGGCCAAACAGGGACACCATGTCATCCTCAAAGCCCTTGCGCATCTGCACCAGGCTCTTGGCCAGGCGGTAGCTTTCACCTTGGCCAGCGCCTTGGGCCAGCGCGAACTGGTCATCGTCGATCAGGCGATAGAGCTGCTTTGCAAGGCCGGTGTCAGCATCAGCAAACGGGCCAGCCTGGCGTGCGGCAGCGCCAACGTCGCGCCGGACGTCATCGATCAGAGCGTAGGTCGGGGCACGAGTTCCGATCACGTTGCCAGCCTCGTCCTTGATGGGCTTGGGCGTCAGCTTGCTGCGCACCATCTTTTCCAAGGCAGACAGGTTTTCAGCGCCGTCCAGATCATCAGCACGACGTTGCACAAATTCCAGCACGTTGGTGGCCTCGCCTCGGGTCTGCGACGGAATCTGCGTGCGCAATGCCTTGTAGGCATCGTCGGCCTGGTTGGCCAGGTTGGTCACGGTCTGGTCGAGCTGCGTGCGCACGGCCTGGTTGAGCTTGCTCAGGTCGGTCGTGCCGCCAATCTCGTTGATCAGGCGGTCGGCACGCAGGCCAACCTGCTCAAGGCCCTGAATCTCGGCGGCGCGGGTCTGGCTGCCAGGGATGGACTTCACGGCCTGGGCCAGCTCGCGGTAGGCCTGGTTTGAGGTCAGGTGATCTGGCTGCAGGTATTCATCGATGCCAAGGCGTCGGGCAGCCTCCAGTACTTTCGGATCGGGTGCGGCTTGGCCAGCCAGCACGGATGTGGCGCGGGTTGCGCCCATGCCACCCTCGGCTGCTGTGCGTGCGGTCGTGGCCAGCTCCTGCGGGGTCATGGCTGCAGCTGGAGCAGCCGGTGGTGTGACTTGCATGGCAGAAGGCTGGACTTCAGGCGCGGCAGCTGCAGCACGAACAGGTGCGGCAGGAGCCATTGCGGTGCCCATAGGAGCGCCAGCAGGGGCCGCAGGGCCAGCAGCAGGAGCAACAGGCGCACGGGCAGCACGGACGGCCTGCACGCCGCGCACAGCGGCAGGAAGGACGGGAGCCAGCACAGCAGTCGTGGCTACCTCTCCAGCGTCGAATCGGCCGCCAGTGGCAGCCTGTGTGGCCTCGATGGCGGCCTGGGTTCCACCAGCAGCAGCGGCCATGCCGGGAAGCGTGGTGGCGCGGCCAGCCGGGGTGAATGCGGCCAAAGCACCAGCAGCACGTGGAATGTCGCTCACCTGGAAGCCTGGCTTGATGGCGTACAGCTGGCCGTTGATCGACGACTGCAGCACGAAGTTGCCCTTCTCGTCCTGGCTGACTTGCACGCCGGGGAAGTTTGACTGGATGACCTGCACAGTTTCCTGCGGGTTGGTCATCATCGTGCCCAGGGCCGATTTGAAGCTGGCCATGCTGAATGTGTTGAGCTCAGGCATCGATGCCCAATCGGGCAGCGCCTGAGTTGTGGGCGTTTCACGCTCAGTACCAGTGATGGCCTCACGGATGCCGCCGAGCACGCCCAAGGCCTCGGTGCCTTTGAGCTGCATGCCAGCCGGTGCACGCACCATGCCGTTCTTAACGTCGGCCTCCAAGTCCATCATTTCCTGACGGGTCATGCGGCCGGTGTTGTAGGCCTCGACCACAGCAGGCGGCAGCTCAGCGACTTGTGTGCTTGGCTTTGTGCCTTGGGCTGGCGCAGGCTGTTGGCCACGCAGGGCAGCGCCACGGGGCAGCATGATCGCGCCGGACTGGACGTCGGCCTCGAACTCTGCCGCCTCTTCAGGCGTCATCTGACCGGAGCTGTAGGCGTTGAAGATGTTTTGGATCGAGCCAGGGGCCATAGCAGCATCAGCGCCACCTCTGGCAGACATGACGCGCTGAAACGTGCTTTCACCACCTCCGGGGAGTGTGGCTTTTTGCTCTTGACCGACACCGGCGGTCACGCGCTCGATGTAGGACTTCGTGCGAGGCCCCCAGTTTTTCGGGTCTGTGCCGCCGTGATACTCGGCAGCGGCCAGCTTAATGTCGCCCTTGTTGCGCTGCAGGGATTCCTTGAGCAGCAGGCCAGCAGCCTCGGCCGCGTTCTGTGGGCTCAGGTAGGCGTCCACGCCGTACTTGTCCAGCACAGCCTTGCGAGTGGCCGGGATGATCTGGAATGGCGTCTTGGCATTGGCATCGGACACCTGGTCGGCATTGCTGCGCTCGCCATAAAGCAGCACCGACTTGAGCAAACCAGACGGCAGGCCGAGCTTCTGTTCGGTGCTGGACGCCAAGTCAGACCAGAACGGGTCTTTGTAGCTGTTTGGGGCTTGTGTCGCCATCTGTTGTCCTTATTGGCCAGGGACTTGGAAAGTGCCGCTGCCCATGGTGCCGGGTGCAGGAACTTGGCCAGTTTGCGGGTTGGCCCAGCGCATGTAGCCACGCTGGCCGGTGACCACGTTGGCCTGCTGTGCAGCCAATCCCTGTGCGCGTTGCTCGCCGTACTGGCGCATGAAGTCCACGAAGGTCGTGCCAGCAGGCACCTGGATGCCGCCGATGTTGATGTCGGTCTTGGCGCGGCCAAGGGAGCCGGTCGAATTGACCCACTCAGCCTCGGCAGATTTTGCAGCCGCCTCAAACTGCTGCAGTTTGGCCATGCCACGCAAGAATGAGCCGATGGTCTGCGCGTTGGCAGTCTCTTCGGGAAAACCCTTAAGCGCCAGCTGGATGTCCTTGTCGGTGGCTGGGCCAGGCGGCAGCATCTTGATCGCCTGGGTGTTGCGCAGGCGGGTGTATTCCTGGCGCATCTGCGTCCACTCGTCCTGGCGGCCGGTTGCACTTGCAAACCACTCGTTGGCCCTGGTAAATGCGCCCTTGCCGCCTTGCGCGGATTCGACTCGGCCAGCCAGGTCAAGCATTCGGCCTGCAGCCTGTTCGCTGCCGACGGCTGCGATGGTGGCGTCGTTAACGATCTTGCGTGCGTCGTTGTCCAGCTTGGTGCCAGCTTGGCCAAGTTCAAACAGCTTCATCTCGACGTCGGTCTGCAGCTTGTCGCGGTCGAGCGCCAAGCGGCCAGAACGGTCTGCGATCTGACTGTCGATGTTGCGAATCTGTGCGCCTGTGTTGGCGTTTTCCAATGCCAGGCGGGTCGGCGTGTTGGCCGTGATCAGCTCTTTCTCGGTCGCGCCAGCCTCGCCAGTGCGAATCTCGGCCGGGGCCTTGAGTGCCTTGATCGAGGATTCCAGCACCTTGTCGCCACCAGGAACACCAGCCAGCATGATGCCGATGGTCTTCTGTGCAGCGCCGGGGTTGGTCTCGGCCAGCTGTGCATAAGTCTCGTAGGCCTTGGCGCGATCTTCGCGGCCAGAGTTGCGCTCTGCATCGGCCTTCTGGCGGAGCAGGCTCACGCCGATCTGCGGTGCGCCGGAGCTGAATGCCGACATGACCTGGCCGCTGAAGCGCAGCTCGTTGTCCTGCTGGTCTTTGTTCAGCGTGTCCCAGTTGGCACGCATGCTGGCTGCCTCTTTTTCAGGCAGCAGCATGGCGATATTGGTGAAGTCGCGTGCGGTCGGGTTCGGGTTGTTGATCAGCGCCTGCATGCCCTGAGTGAGCATGTTCTGGCGTTCGGCAGCCTTCGCGGCAGCTTCCTGCTGCGTGCGAATGTCTGCGATGGTCGCGCCTAACTTGAGGCCACCAAGGGCAGCTTCAAATGGGCTTTGGACATTGATCGAATAGTCGTATGGTGCTGGCATGTTTTTGTCCTCAGACTTTGCTGTAGTCGACCATCAGGTAGCCACCGGACTCGGAAACAGCACCAGGGTAAACACCCTGCACTTCTTGGGCCATCAAACCGACTTGACGGTCACCTCCCCAAATGTAATCAAACTCGTAAACGTTCAATCCGTCGGGTCTTGTGCCGATTTGCTTAATGTTTTTCTTGAGCCTGCGGTCACTGAATATGTTGCTCAATCCTGGCTGGCCCATTTTTCCACCAGCGCCATATTGCATGCCAAGGACTTGAGCTGGCAGATTCAAAATTCCGCTGAAAGCCTTGGCCTCTCCAAGTTCACCACCAGCCAAAGCCGCGCCACGTTCGGCCTGCAGTCGTGCAATGGCAGATCCGGTTTCCATGCCAGCCGTGCCGACACCGGCAGCGGATTGCTGGCCAAGTGAAGTCAGGCCACCAAGGCGGCTGTATCGCTGCTCGAGCTCCTGCGCCAGCAGTTGCGGCCGGAATTGAGCCAGGGCAGCCTGGACGTTTCCGCCACGCAGGCCACCAGTGGCCGATGCACGCTGCAGCAAGGCTTCCTCGCCAGTGCGAAGCATGGCCTGAAATGTCGGGGAGCGTTCAGCGGCTGCAATCTGGGCAGCCTCGGCTTCTGGTGTGGACAGGCCAAGCATGGCCTGTTGCGCTGCAAGCGCCGGAGCACCGGCCTCGACGTAGGGTTTCAGCAGCTCACGCACCATGTCGAATTGGCGACGTTGTTCTGCGATGCCAGCCTCGCTGGCTGCTGCTTGGACGCCAGCAGCTTCACCTGCTGCATCGGCTTGCATCAGGCCGCCGACGAGCTGTGTGCCGCCGACGATTAAGCCGGTAATTGGATCAGGCATGGCCAAACTCCTTCATGTATTCTTCAAATGTCTCGCCATACAGCTCCATGACCAAGTGGGCGTTTTCATTGGCAAACTTCGCGCCATGGCAAAGCTGCATGGCCATCAAGACCACGTCATAGTACCCAGCACGCCACATATAGGAGCGTGCATCGGCAAGCCCGGCACGCTCGACGCGGTCGGATGCTTGCCACTTCAAGATCATGGATGCCACGCATGGCACCAGGACAGGGGAATTCTGCAGGAAGAAGGTGTTTTGATTCATCGCCACCAGGGTATTCCAGATGGCGGCATTCAGATCGCTGCGCTCGATTGGATCGCCGTCTGCCACGTCGTCAAAGACCTGGATCGCGTTCCAAAGCATCATCAGCCACTCAATGGCCGGTGCAGGCAGCATCAGAACCTGTTGCAGGTTCTGTCTGAGGCTATCTGTACCAGTCATGCTCTACCCTCCAAGTGGCGATGAGCTGCTGGCGGCTCGATAGGCTCAGCACCTGTATTTTCCCACATTTGCATCGCCTGTCAATCGAACTCGAACTCGCGCTCTTCCCAAGCCTGGCAGGAACGCATGTCGTGGCAGATGAACTCGAATTTGTGGCAGTAGCCACGATAGCCAGCGTCGGTATCCCACTCGTTTTGTGGGATGCGCTCCATATTGGCCTGCATCATGGTGCTGTTGTCGTAATACTCACAGTTTGAGCAGCGACGACGACGGGCCTCTTTCTCGTCCGTCTGCATGGCCTTGGCCAGCTTCATCCAGTAGGGTTTGTTGGCACCAGGCTCGTTGGACGGGTTTTCTGGGCCGAGCATCCAGTCATCGATTACCACCTGGGTGTTCTTTTTGTTCTCGGCAGCCGTGATGAACGGCTCGGACTCTGGCAGACCAGTGAATCCAGCCATCATGATTTTTGGCATTTCCATGGTGTTCTCCTTAAGTGATTTCGCGGCCAGAGGCTCGGATGGTCAGTGCAGTGGCTGTGCCAGTGGTCGAGATGAATCCGCCAGCGGCCAGTACTTGGCCAACCAGTTCTGGGAAGGTGTAGGTCTCGTCCGGGGCAATGGCGCGGCTGTCCACGATCAGATTGGTCGGGCCTGCTGCGCCTCCGCTGCTCACCAGGTGCACGCTGATCAAGGCATTGGCAGCACTGGTGTTGGTTGCGGTGAATTTGTCGATGATGGCCGTGCAGTTGGTGGCGGTGTATTGCGTGGTCTGCGCCGCCTCCATCTGCTTGGAGCCAATAAGGGGTTTTGCGATGACTGACATGGTTTCTCCTTAGACGGCCTGTGCGCCGCTTGCTGTGATTGTCAGGCCTGCGGACGCAGCCTGCACCTGGATGGTTTCGCCTGCGTTCATGACCTGCAAGCCGTTGTACTGCAGGGTGTTGTTTGCAGGGACTGGGACGTCATACAGGAAAGCGTTACCAGTGCCAGCAGCGCCAGCCGAAGGCACCAGGAACACTCGCACGTTGATGGCCGCGCCTGTGGTGTTGGCGATGCTGAACTCCTTGAGCAGCGTGCGCGTGCTTGCCGGGACGGTGTAGAGAGTGGTCACGCCAGTGGTGATGGCGGCCTGGCCAAGTTTGGTGGGTGTGATTACATCGAAAGCCATGTGAGCACCAAGTTAGATTTGACGAAGGCAGGCAAGACGTCTGGAGTGACGGGGCCACTTTCCCATCGTTGTTGGACGCCATCGTAAACCAGCACGTCGCCAGTGGCAGGCGCTGGAGCGTACACATCGGAAAGTTGCCCGATCAAAGGTTCGGCCTGTACTCTGACAAAAACAGAGCCAGAGCCTGCAGTGGCCGCATTGACCACCGCCGCCACAACCACATGAGGGGTTGGAGCTGCAGGCAGGTTCTTTGTCAGGCCACCAGGGAATGATGGGTTGTAGTAC